AAAGTTCCCACTAGTCCGCCCCACACGGACAATTCCCCCAATTTGTCCGCCCACCGCGGACACTTTAGTAATAATGCACAAAAAGCAGGGGTATATTTTTGTCTATTTTGCTAATTGACAAATAATCATTTGTCTATCTAGCACAAAAATAACCCCTGTTATTTATGCAATATGCACAAATTTCATTACTCAGATAGTCATGCCTAACCGCCTATTGTCCGCCCCGCGCAAACAAACGCAAGCGGTTGTCCGCTCCGCGGACACCGCGCCGTCCGCCGTCCGCGAACAGAGGACAATACTTTAGCGGGCTAAAGCGAATAAATTTGTATACCCACTAGAGGTATTTTTTTTTGACAAAATATTAAAATGGGTGTATTATTATAGCAGGAGGTGTTTATATGAAATTAGATGATTTTTATCAAGTGAATCAGCAATCAGGAATCCAGATTGGCTACAACAAAAAAAAAGAATACGAAAAGGTAATTGAAATGAAGTTCAGTGACGGCGAATTCAGGTCTTTTGACGGGAAGAATAACGATGAAATTTTATACGAGTTACTGAGCATAATGAAAGAAAAGGAATTTATCAATGACGTTACCGTTACTGAATTAAAGCTTTACGAGGTGTATACAAGAGCAGGATACCTAGAACGCGTCTATGCCACTTCTATTGACGAAGCTATTGAAAATTCCAGTTATTCAGCATGTAGAATAATAGAGGTGAAAGAAGTTGAAGATTGAAGTCTACCTACAAGAACGCTCAACAGGCATACGCCGATGGATAGCAACGCACTATTCCGAAAGCAACACAGCCCCGCAGGAATACTTACTTTACTACGACAGCTTTTTACAAAAACTCAGGCTAGGAAAATATTTTTTCCTTTTAGCAATACGAGTAGACCGCGGGGAGGAAGAAACTTATACCATAAACGGAGGTGATAGTGAAGATGGCAAAAACAAAGACATATGATTTCGACACGATTATGTCTATGTCCGCAGATCAGAAACGCCAGATTATGCCGGAACTAGTGAAAGCCGCAAATCAGCGGCTTTCTCGTCTGGAAAAGCACGGCGAAACAAACTGGGCTTATCAGCGCGTTATGAAAGATTTGAAAACGCCAAAAGGCGTCGCGCCTAGATTTTCCTATGCGAAAATATCGGATGCCACAGAAGCCGCGCTAAATAATCGTTTATCTGAGGTACTGCGGTTTTTAAACTCGGAATCCTCTACTGTAACTGGTGTTCGCGATATCAATAAACGTAGAATCCAGTCTTTACGCGATGGGCGTTTGAATATGAAGATCGAGAACGAGGAACTGTTTATCGCTTTTTTGAAATCCGACACCTTTAAAAGCTTGGCAGACCAAGCCGCGTCTGAATTCATCATGGAGGACATCGACATTGCCATGTCTCAGAATTACACGCTAGACGAAATACTAAAAGGTTATGACGAGTTTGTAAAGCGCGATATAGGATTCAATCAAGTTGCCGGAATACGCCGTGCATATCGCCGTCACAAGAAGCGTAAAAAGAAGAAGTGATAATATGCGTAAAATACTAGTAGAAACAACGGAGGGAATAAAAGAGGAAAGCATATATACGCTAAAAGAATTTCCATTTGAGTTATTGAGTGAAACAGAGTTGTGTAGGACAAAGAGAAAAGTTTATTACAACATACCCGCCGCATTTGATATTGAAACAACAAACGTAGACGGAATCAAGAACGACAAAGGGGAATATGTAGTACGACCTTTCGCATTTATGTATCACTGGCAGTTTTGTCTTGATCGTTATGTAATCTTCGGGAGAACATGGGAGCAATACCAGAAGTTTTTCAGAGAGCTAGCGGACGCGTGCAAAGCAGTTTTGGCGATTTATGTACATAATCTGGCGTTTGAATATCAGTTCATGAAAGATTTTATAGACGTCAAAAATATGTTCGCAAAAGCAAAACGGAGACCATTGAAATTCGACAGCCACAAAGGGAAATTCGAATGGAGGTGTAGCTACTTCCTATCAAACATGAGCTTTGCGAAGTTTTGCGAAAACTGTCAAGGCGTTACACACTATAAGCTGTCGGAAGATCGAAAAAGCGAAGATGTTTTACGTGAAACATTTCCTGTATACGACTATAGCAAAATCAGAACGCCGCGCACAGAAATGACGATGTTTGAGGAAAGCTATTGCTTTAATGATGTGTATGGACTTTGCGAATGCATCAGAGACAAGCTGAGAGAGGACAATATAGCAACTATACCTCTGACATCTACCGGATATGTCCGCCGAGATTGTCGCGAAGCAATGACGAAGAATCCAGAGAACCGCAAGTTATTTCAAAAGATGGCGCTAACGAAAGAGCAGTATATCATGTGTAAAGAAGCGTTCCGCGGCGGCGACACGCACGCCAATCGGCAGTTCAGCGGGAAAATACTGGCAAACCTTGATTCTGAGGATATGTCGTCTGCTTATCCGTCTGCTTGCGAGTTAGACTATTTTCCAATGGGAAGATTCACCAAAGTTTCCCCCGATAGTGACGAAGAATTCTATTCCCATATAGACAAGCATTGTTGTTTATTTCGCCTGAATTTGTTTGACGTGCATTGTCACGAAGACGTGCCATCGCCATATATACCAATAGCAAAGTGTAACAAATTCAGCAAGGTGGAGAACGACAACGGGCGGGTGCTATCTGCCGCATATTTAAACATTACTGTCACAGAATTGGACTTTTTGTTAATAGAAGAAATGTATGATTTTGAATCGTTTTCGGTTGAGGAAATGTATATAGCACCACGCGGGCGATTGCCCTATGAATTGCGGGAAATTATTATGCAATATTTCCGCCTGAAGACAGAGCTAAAAGGAATTGAGGGTAGGGAGTACGAGTACATGAAAGCGAAGAACAAACTAAACGCTATTTTTGGCATGATGGTTACTGCTTTAGATCATTCAGAAGTAATGACAGACGGTGAGGAGTGGTGGGAGGAAACGCCGGACATAGAAGCAGGATTAAAGAACTACTATGCGTCTCCGAAATCTTTTTTATCTTATCAATGGGGGGTATGGGTAACCGCTCACGTTCGTTATCGGCTGAATCAAGGGCGTGCATTTATCAAAGACAACGTATACAACGATACAGATAGTTTAAAAGGCATGGGCGTAGATCAAGTGGCGTTTGAACGGCACAATGAGGGGATACGGAAACAATGCGAAGAGAACGATATCCCATTGTTTGCTTACAATAAAAAAGGCGAAAAATGCTATATGATGGTATGGGATCACGATGCACATTATATCCGATTCAAAACATTAGGTGCGAAGAAGTACGTTTATGAGATTAGGAACAAAGAGGGTGAAATTGAATTTCATATAACGATTTCAGGAGTGAACAAAAAGAAAGGTGCAAAGGCAATTGGTTCAATCGAACGGTTCGAGGTATCTCAATTCGGAACGGCGTTAGGGAAATTAGAGGACGTAGGGCGGACAACGTCATACTATAACGAAAGCGAGGTAAAGAGAATTACATACAACAACGATATATTTACCACCGCGTCCAATTGCGCTATTATTGACACAACGTATGAACTCGGAATTACTGATACATATTATGAAATTTTACGAAATTATTTCGACATTTCCTCTTTACAAATATAGCAAAATATGCTACTATACTAGTGGGAGGAATCCCGCATAAATAAAAGGAGGAAACGACAATGAAACGGAAATGGACAGTAACAATACAGAAAGACAGTAGAATGCAAGAAGTAGCAGAAACAACTAGTTTAAAATGGGCATATAAGCATGCTTATTCATATATGCGCGGAGACGATGCAAATTTAGCTTTCTTTTACGATCAAGGGTACAATTTAGTGTTTTATATGGCGAAGAATGATTTCGGAGGAATCTGCATTGTAACACTAGCAGGGAGAAAACCTATATTCACCTTTATCAAGAAAGAACAAATGAAATAACGTACACATGGAGGAAATGGGAATGAGAACAATAGTAGAATTAAAAATCAACGTCATGTTTGAAATGTTATCTAAAGCAATTGAACAAAGAATAGCAGAGAGTCGCTACTGGAAACTTCTTGGTTATTTATCCATGGCGGATTCTTTAGGGATAATAACGGTAGAAGAAAGAGAGTACATCGAAAGAGCGGCTGTCACATGTATATGTGCCTTATTTTAGTCGAAATGTTCCACGTGAAACATCGTGGAACATCTACGGGAACTAACCCACCCGTACTGAAGAGACAGGTTCAAGAAAAGGAGGACGCACAATGACAAGTAAAAAAATGAGCGAAATGACAAAACAAGAGCACAAGGAGATCATGAAATCGGCGTTAGATTTCATAACAAAAGATTTTAAAGTCAGCGAAGAAAAAACAGAAGATCTTCTGAAATTCGCAAAAGGTGCAATGATGTTTCTGGTAGCAGATTTACCAATTTCAGCAAATGGCTTTATTGCAAACACAGCATCGGAAATTATCGAGGAATTGGAAAACCGCTACGACAAAGCACCTAGACCAGATACGTTTACTTCCACGATTATTCATATGCATGAGGTAGAAGACTATTTATCCATGAAATGTGAAGACATATTGCACAAAGCAAGTTCCGGTTTATATCTGAACTACTTAGACGATATCAACAAAGAAAGAATTATCGAACACTTATTGAGCGCTTATCACAAAAAAGCAAACATTTCCGACTTGTTCCGCATCAATGAAGTGACCGTACATTCGAAATTGACAGGCAACAATGTAGAGCATGCATACATAACCAACGGCGTGTTTGTTGTAGATGTGAATGAATTTGCTACCGTCATGGTAAATATAAGCAGAATTAAAACAGTATCGATTGTGTAATAACCGAAATGTTCCACGTGAAACATCGTGGAACATCCGCAGGAACTAGCCCACCTGCGCTGACGATGGTAGGCTAAATAAATTAAATTCGTGTCGATATTTTACAAGTAAAGCATTACACTATCAGACCATCGAACTACAACACTACACCACAATAACAAAGGAGGTACAAAGAATGGGTGCAGAAAACGTATTATCAGAGAAACCAAAAAGAAGCAACTACGTATTTACAAGGAGAATCGTAACAGGCTACAATTACTCCGTCTATTGCAAGACAGGAGAGGGCGAAATGAGCGAAGTAGCGACAGTAGATACTGACGCCGCAGTTACCACTGAGAAAGCAAAGAATCAGGTGCTTGCAACGGCACTCGGACATGACGTGACGACAGAAGAAGCAAGAAACTATGTCATTGCACTGAACAAGCAACACACGAAACTTGTCGGCGTAAAGACAATCGATGATATTATGAAGATCGCGGACGTAATCGAAGAAAATTAAAGAAAGTGAAATCAGGAGGAAATGAAAATGAAAAGAATTAATATGAACGTAGACGATGTGTGCAATTCTATGGGTGCATCTCAGAGCTTTAAGGACTTTGTAGGTCAGACAATCGAAATTGACGGTATGATGATTTCCGACATTGACGGCAGTTCCATTACTACAATGCGCGGCACAGACGGAGAATATTACTCCGGCAATTCTCAGCCCGTAAGAAAAACTTCCGAAGCCATTCTGGATACATGGATCAGCGCTGTCGAGGACGGGGAACTGAAAGCAGAGGACTTTAAGTACAAGGTAGAGTTCACAGAGGGCGGCAACGGCAAGCGCACTTACATGCTTGCAAAATTCAAACGAGTGAAATAGAAAAAAATATCACTCTCCTTTATAATCCCTAATACTAAAAATGAAATTCTAGTTCCGCAAAAGAGCCTTGATAACAAGGCTCTTTTCTAAAAGGAGGCAACACACATGACAGCGGAAGTACTTACAATTCTATTTACCTGTTTTTTATGCATGGCAATCATTTATGCCCCGATTGTGATAGGGGAATTAATCGCATATGGCTATATTAGGAGGTTACGGATTGAAAAGAAAAGAAGACTACATCGACACAACAAAGTATCTCGATCCAGACAAGGTACTGGCTCTGAGAGATGCGGAGGGAAGAAGTCCGGCACAGATCAGCGTTGACAGCAATAGAGGGGATGGCAAAACAACGTCTTTCGCCATCTCCTCTCTTTTAAATTTCTATAACAACGGTTACGAGACAAGTTATTTATTCAGAGACAAGAAAGAGTTGAGCGTGATTCCTTATATGTTCGAGGATATCTTTCACATGTATCCCGATTTAAAAGGAGACTGGAAGAAAGAGACGATTGTAAAAGATGGAGTCCTGCGTTTTCTGCTGAATGGTCGCCCTTTTATTATCAGCCTGTCAATCAAGGACGTGGACACGATCAAGAAAATGTCCGGTATCTTTCACAATACTACACGCATGATTTTTGAAGAATTCCAGAAAGAGAAAGGGTCTTATCTGCCAAACGAGGTGCGAGACGTACAGTCCATTTTCACTTCCGCAAACCGTGGTGGAGGAAAACGTGACCGAAACATGAAATTAATCATGTTGGGAAACCATATCACGTTATTGAATCCATATTACGTCTATCGCGGTATCCATAAAAAATGGAGACAATCACAGAAATATTACCGCGGCAAAGGATGGGTAGCGCAGATCAGTTACAACAAACAAGCCGCAGAAGAAATAGGCAATAGTAACATGAATCGTTCTTTTACGGACGAGTTCGGAAGAAATAGTTATGGCGGTATGGCAACAGGAGACAATTACTTGATTGAAGCAGACAGCTTTATCGAGCAACCATTAGGCAGAAACCGCTATATCTGTACGATCGTCCATAACAATATGGAATTTTGCGTACGTGAATATTATCAGAGCGGATGCGTATTTATCGGACACAAGGTCGATCCGTATTGCGACGTTCGTATCACTTTCAATCCATCCGATCACCGGAACAATACCATGATGTTAAATCACTACTCTTTCTTCTTTAAATTTTTGAAAAAGTCCTTTGAAGCAGGGTATCTTTTCTTTGAGGACGACCGCTCAAAGATCGCAGTCTTTGACATCCTAGGGCTGACCCTGTTTTAAGTCCGTGTAGCGAGGACAAAGAAAGAAATTTGTCCGTCATGTATTGACATCCATCTATGCTCATGCTATATTATATTCAGCGGCAGACATATACGAGAGCGCAAAAATAATAGCTGTGCCTTAAGTGGAAGACGTTCGGAGGGGTAGCGCCCCTAGCTATATTAGAGCCGCCAACGAAGCGCAATGTTACGATACTTAGTATTGTTTCCTTGCGCTTCGTTTTCTTTCATACTCTGACGGGTAGCGGACATATGTTCCTCCTTTCGTTATCGCATATATCCATTGCTACTTTGTCTTGTTTCAGTCCGCTATCCTTTAGAGTATGAAAGAACTGATATCGCTAGAAAGGAGGAAACCGGATTGAAAGAAAATGCTCAAGTAGTGGAAGAATTAGTATCAAGACTCGGCGTCCCAGTCGCTTTATTAATCTTCGTCTGCGCGTTCCTTGTGTTCATGTGGTGGCAAAACCGCGAAGATCGCGCCGAGGTAGACGAAAAATGGCAGGCGCTATTTTTAGCAGAACAGGAAAAACACAAGGAAGAAGTCGAGAAAATGACCGAAGCATTAAACAACAATACCATTGCCCTAACAAAGATTGTCACCTTGCTGTCACCGGAAACCGACAGCGATGGCACTTAACGGCATTGATCTTTCTCACCACCAAGGAGACGCAGGGCTGACAGTCAATATTTTCAACAGAATGTCTTTTGATTTTGCTATCATGAAAGCCACTCAAGGCACGTGGATGGTAGACGCATGGTGTGATAAATACTATCAAGCCGCAAAGAAACGCGGTAAATTATTAGGCGTCTACCACTATGCAGACGGTACGGGCACAGCGATTGAAGAAGCCGACTACTTTCTAAAACATTGCTCGAATTATATCGGTGAAGCAATCGTAGTTCTGGACTGGGAAAATGAAGCTTTGAAACTTGGCGTCTCATGGGCGAAGAAGTGGCTTGACCGTATCTACGAAAAGACAAAAGTCCGCCCACTTATTTACATGAGCGACAGCGTTACAGAAAGTTACAACTGGGCTTCTGTTGCAAAAAACAACGGTCTCTGGATAGCACAGTATCCAGATAATAACATCGTCCACGGCTACGACGCCGATCCTTGGCGCGACAATGACGGTCAGGGCGCGTTCCCTGTTACGGCAATACACCAATATACATCCCATGGCAGGATCAGCCCATGGACAGGCAATCTCGATCTTGATATTGCCTATATGTCCGCTGACGGGTGGCGTGCATATGCCAGAGGTGACCGAAGAGACAACCAAAACTCAAACCAAAATTCAAACCAAAACTCAAACCAAAACGCAAACGAAAACGTCCTAAAAGCAGGAACAAAGCTGACTGTCACAATCGATTCGATTACGCCGCCGTAGGCGGCTCGCGCCCCACCGCCCCGCAGGGGCGGAATCGTGGCATGGCGTGGCGTGGACGGGACGGGATGAGACGGCACTCACCTAAATTTCACTATCAGTATAATTTCTCATGTTCATCTTTCGTTACAAAGGAGGTCGTCTCATGGCATGGATCGCACCGGAAAGCCGCGCCCTTACCATGGAGGAAATGACCAACAACGCGCAGGAATTAGTCAATTATATGATTAGTTTTGGGTTTTCTGCCAACGCCCTTAGCGCGATGTTGGGAAACATGCAAATTGAATCGAGTATCAACCCTGCAAGGTGGCAGAGCGACAATGTCGGGAATCTGTCAGGAGGATTCGGGCTTGTACAGTGGACACCCGCGACAAATATTATCAACTGGTTGGAAGCAAGAGGGTTGCCGCGTACGGATGGAAACGGTCAGTGTTTATGGCTTGCAACGGAAACGGCGGCTACTGGACAATGGATAGCAACATCGGCATACCCGCTTAGTTGGGAAGAATTTAAGGTCTCCACGCAGTCGCCGGACTATCTGGCAAGCGCGTTTCTCCACAATTTTGAACGCCCTGCTGACCCTGCGGCAACGGAAAGCGACCGTAGAGCTTATGCTTTACACTGGTTCAATACTTTAGATTTCAGCGGCTCAGGGTGAATCTATACCGCCCGTCTGAGTTCAGACGGAATCGAGGGAAGTCGTTATTGGTATAGTAATACCAATCCGTTTTATGCGGCAGGGTATGGGCTTCCGAATTGTACCTGCTACGCATGGGGGAGATTTTGGGAAATCTCCGTGCAGGCAGGGGACGAACATATCCCAACACTTCCGACCGGAAACGGCGGCGAGTGGTGGGGCGAAGTGTCCGGATACGAAACCGGACAGACTCCACAGTTAGGCGCAGTCATGTGTTGGGCGCAGGATGGGGGATTGGGACATGTGGCAATTGTAGAAGAAATTATCAGAGAGGGAACGGACATTGTGGGGGTAAGAACTTCTAATTCCGGATATCCTGATAATTTCTTTTGGGTGGACACGGCGTACTCTTCGGATCAGTGGTTGGAAACGAGTTGGATGGGTTCGGACTGGCATTTTCAAGGATTTATTTACAATCCATATGCGTGTCAGCGAGTGACGCCTGAGCCACCAGAAGAGGACGGAGAGCAAATGAGTTTTCTCTTTTATGTTGGACGAATTTTATAAGGAGGTGATACCATGGCAACGCGAGAAAGAGTAAATGAAATTTTGGACGAACTGACAGCAGATCGAGAACTGACACCGGAAATGATGGACAGGCTGACCGGATACAGAGAAGAACTGATTTCCGACGGCGGCGGGCAGATCGATCAGACAGAATATAATGCTGTCGTGGCGAGAAGAGACGAACTGGAAGCAGAAAATCAGTCCTTGAAAGACGAGATTCGGAAACGGTTTTTCGAGAAAATGGAAGACGACCAGGACGTAGCAGAAGAGGAAGAGGAAGAAAAAGAAGTGACATTTATGTCGTAAGGAGGAGATGAAATGATTGCAAAACCGATTATGGGAAACGGGGAAACCGTGTTGACAAATACACCTACTGCCATGGCGGCTATGGTGAATCAGGTCATGACAAGCAACGAGAATTTAAGAAGCTTAAATCTGCTTGCCAATGACAGCGACCCGTCTACGCTGAGAGCCATCGGACAGGTGCTTGATACCATGCCGCGTATGCGTAACGCATTTCAGGCGGGTATCTGGAATATGGTTTCCATGATTATTATTAACAATATGTATTGGACAAAAGACGACTGGGTAAACAAAACGCTGAAAGGTCAGTTAGAAGTAGGCGACAGCATTGAGGATATCTGGGTTGAAGTTGCAACGCCGCATGATTACGATGCAAACGGGGCAAGTAAATTGACCACGTGGGAAAAAGCAGAAATTTTAAGTAAGTTCCATATTCTAAATTATCAGAAATATTATCAGCGTACCATTGGACGGAAAGACTTCCGGCAGGCGTTTCTGTCATTCAGCGGCGTCTATACTTTAGTTCAGAAAATTATTGATTCCATGTATAACGCGGCGAGATGGGATTATTTCCTGATTTGCAAATATCTGATTGCGCGGAAAATCTGTGACGGTGCTTTCCAGGTGGCAACTGTCGAAGCGCCGGAAGACGAAGCAAGCGTAAAAGCAGACGCAAAAGTTATTCAGAAAATGAGTAACGACATGACCTATCCGGACGGCTTTATGAACGAAGCAGGCGTAATTAACGCTACGGCAAAAGAAGATCAGCTTTTTATCCCGACAAATGAATTTGAAGCCGCTATGAATGTTGAAGTGCTTGCAAGTGCATTTAACATGGACAAAATCGGATACAACGGCATTCATCTTCCTATTAACGGATTTAGCTTTACTCCGACTGAGGAAAACCGGATTCAAGAACTGATGGGGGATTCCGAGGGATATCGCCCGATTAATGCAACGGAAAAAGGGGAATTGCTGAATTGCTATGCCGTTCATATGGATAAAGATTGGTTTTTCAACTACAACTACTTGTTTGAGTTCTATGAGTTCGAAGATCCGTCTGTCCTGAAAGAAAACTTCTTTCTGCATGACTGGAAATTGATTTCTTACAGCCCGTACCGGAATGCAGTAGTGTACACATCCATGACGCCGACCGTCACAGAAGTGCAGATTACACCTGACGGGGCAACGGTGCAGAAAGGTTCTATGCTTCAGCTGACGGCAACGGTAACGGCGACAGGTTTTGCGAAGAAAACAGTTGCTTGGAGTGTGTCAGGCGGAACGGACGATACAACGAGCATTGACGCAAACGGTCTGCTTTATGTGGGCGCGAACGAGACAGCAAATCTGACCGTAAAGGCGGTTTCCACTGTTGACGCGGGCAAGAGCGACAGCGTGACGATTACAGTGCCGCAGGCATAGAGAGTAAATAAATAGCATTGTTTCGCGTGAAACATAATTCTATTTAATGAAAATGTTTCACGTGAAACATTTTCTATATGAGGTGATTATATGGCGATTATTGTACCAAACAATGAACTTTATTTGTTGCAAGGTGTACGCCTGTCAATTAACGATCATAATACAATTTATTGGAGTTCACAATCCGCGCAGGAAAGCTATTTTAAGTCTAAAGCGGTTCACAGCGAACAAGACATCACGTATTGCTACGTAGGTGACGGCTATCTGGAAATCGACGGATGTTCCGAAGATTTCACCGGAGTGAACTATATGATGTTTCGCAATACGGAGTATGGCTCTCGTTGGTGGTATGCTTATGTCACAAGCATTGAATTTGACAGCGGGAATAGTGCTACAGTGCATTTTGAAATTGACGGATGGCAGACATATTTCTTTGATTTTCAAAATAATGCGTGCATGGTATTAAGGGAACACGTGAGCGACGATACAATCGGGAAGCATTTGAAGAGCGAGCCCGTGAATCTGGGAAACCCAAATATTGAGGGTATTGAATATGCCGGAGTGGGCGCGAGATTAAATACTTGTATCGTCCTATCTTCCACTTTTGACCCTACTTCTGAAAGTTTTGATGCGGTAGACGGCGGTGTCTACGGAGGAATTTATAGCGGGTTGAAATTGACTCCGTATTCCATTTATGACGATGTCAAGATTAATGATTTAAACACGGCATTGAAATCAGCAAACGCCAACAATAAGCAAAATGGAATTGTGGATTTGTTTGCTTATCCAGAAAGTTTTTTTCCTAGTGGCGATTCTCCTGTCTCGAAAGAATATACTTATAATAAACAATACGGTGACTTTGACGGATATACGCCACACAATAATAAGTTGTATGTGTATCCCTTTAACTATCTCGTATACGCAACAACAACAGGGCAACAAAGAGAACTGCGATTCGAGCTTTTTTCAGAATCTCCCTGCCGTTTCTTGATGTTCGGGAGTCCGTATAACACGCCGCAGATTGTAGCATGCCCTATTCTTTATAATAATCCAGACGGCTCTGGAAATGCGGCGAACTTGACGGAAAAACTAACGCTTGAGGGATTCCCGCATTTTGCTTATAACGTAGATGTCTTTAAAGCTTATCTCGCTCAACACGGCGGCGCTATGTCCATACAAATGTTAGCGGGGGCGCTCGGCTCTGGCGTAGCCGCTTTATCGGGAAACCCGCTCGGACTTGCGGCGGCAGGTGGCGCTGTGGCAGGTCTCGGTCAGCAGGCGGCTAACTTGTTGGCGCTGTCTGATAAAGCACCGGAAATGAAAGGCAGTTCTTCCGGCGGGGCGCTTGCAGGATATGGATTGCTTGATTTTATGTTTTATACCGTTCGCGTCAATCGAGAAATGGCGGAAAGCATCGACGAGTATTTCGACGTTTATGGGTATGAAGTGGACGAAGTGAAAGTTCCGAACTTCACGGGGCGACCGAATGTTAATTATGTGAAAGTCGCAAAAAGTACTTTGACGGGGAATATTCCCAGTCAAATTCTTTCCAAAATGCGGACGGATTTAGAACAAGGTATGTGGTTCTGGCAAGTGGCGGATCAGGTCGGGAACTTTGCGGCGAATAATAAGTTATCTTGATTTCAATAAAATAGATTATGCATGAGGAGGTGACGCTAAACATGGGAAAAGGTAGAATGGGAAACTTGACCGAGCAAGAATATATGATGAAATCTCTTTCTGATTGGACATACAACTACTTTTTGAATCGTATGTTGAATTTGTCAGTCGCTCAAATTGGATGGAAAAATTTGCCGGAAACCATTGATGAACGTTATCTGGAATGGGTGCTTTGTACAAACGGGATCGGCGTTGCGTTTAATTATAACCCGCGTATTGACGGCGGGAAGGACTTCGAAAATCAAGGACTTGTATTTATGAAATCTGCTTTAGGCGGTGATTTTGACATTTACAATCTACCAAAAATCAGAAATGCATATGCCGTACAAGGTGTCAATGTCACTCTAAATGAAAATAACTCTGTTATTTGTTTTAATAACATCACGAGAACGAGCGAACTTCCAGAACTGATGATGTTCGCAAACAGACTGACAAATGCGGCTAGAATCAGAGATATGAACATTGACGTTCAGAGGATGTCTGGCGTGTTTGTATGTGAAGAAAAAGAACGCTTAAGCATGGCGAACTTTTTTAAGAATTTCTGGAATTATATGCCGTTTACAATTTCCAGACGCGCAAAGTCGCAAGAACGTTATCCCATCGAAGCAGTGCGACCGGATATTCCTATCGTGTTCGATAAATTGACAGACGTATATCACGATATCTGGAATGAGTTTTTAACATGGCGGGGAATCAATAACAGTAATGTGGATAAGAGGGAACGTGTGAACACGGAAGAAGTGAAAGCGAATTCCGAGGAAATCCAGAGCGCGAGAGATTGTCGGCTTCTAGCAAGACAGCAATTTGCGGATAAGTTTAACAAAATGTTCGGGCAGAACATTAAACCGTATTGGAGGAGTGCAAAATCTCTGCGAAACGATGATTTGTTAATCTTTGGGGAGGATGGCGAGGAACTGGAAAATGAAAATCTTCCTAAGGAAAATCTTCCTAAGGAAAATACGTCTGATAGTGATTCAAAGAAAGTAGGTGAGTAGATGGCACATACCACGATTAGAGTATACGATTTACAAAAACAAGGGTGGGATTTTGGCTTGAAAGATTATCCCATTTTTGATGAATCTCACCGTAATGAATTAAATTCGAAACTAATCAACGAATATCTGTTCGAGGAGATCGGGCAGGAAACGCCGGATATGTTCAACTTTTATCTTAACCGCGCCATGGCGAAGATCATGCCGTATTACAACGAATTGTATAAAACTGCCGCTATTCAGCTTGACGTTTTGAAACAATATGACTATACAGAAGACTATAGCGAAGCCGGAGGAGACGACCGAACGTATAATGAAACAACGTCGAACAATATACAAGGCACTGCGGACACGGAAGATCATGCAAGCAGTACGGCGGAGGGTGAAAATACGGGGTTGATTAGTCGACCGCCGCAGGGGAAAATTACGAAGAGTGATCTATCAACGGGAGTGTATGCAAGAGAGGGGACGTATACTTTAGATAACAGTAACACAAGTACAGAGGATACGAACACGACAAACACGAATACGCAAAATGATGGAAATAAGGAATCAACAGACCATGGCACGAGATTCCATTACGGCAATCGGCGGAAAAGTGGCAGGGATAGACCTATCGCGGAATTGATATCGGAAGCTAGAAACGTCATTCTGAATATTGATCGAATGATAATTGAAGATAATGAAATTTATTCTTTGTTTTATAACAATTACTTTTAAAGGAGGTACAGTATGAGTTGCCTTAATAATTATAACCTTGACGTTATAGTGAAACAATTAAATTGTTGGTGTGAGAATTGGCGGGGACAGATTCAGACTATTTTTCCTAGTGGCATGACGCAGATTGAGCAAATTCATCAGCTATTTACTGCGGTAAAGAAATGTTGCGAAGCGCAACTTGAAGTAATGGAAGAATTCTGTGAATTATATAACTTTGTGAATGACTTCTTTAATAATTTAGATCTCCAAAAAGAAGTTGATAAGAAACTAGAAGAAATGTATGAGGATGGTTCTTTAGCGGAACTAATTAACAATGACCTAGTTAAAGGAATAGGGTTTGTTAAATTATCGATGTATGATACTCTCACAGAAGCGGTTGAATTTGCGTCTAGTAAAGGGTTACCAGTTTTAATTGATGTCGATAAAACTTTAACAGAAACTGTTGTGCTTAATGACATAGAATTGATAAGCTATAACAATTCAGTATTAACCGCTAATTTATCTACAATACCGCAATTTTTAAGACTCGGAAATAATGTGACATTAAAAGGGATTCATTTTAAACTAGGGGAATATATCTCAGGAGAAACTCAGGCTTTAATTCTGGTAACTGGTTTTAACAATCATATTATAGATTGTACGTTTGAAAGTGCCGTTAGTTCGTTCCATATTGACTTATTGCATACTGCGCAATATAACACAATAGAAAAATGCACTTTTATAAATGGCAGATATCAGATTAACTACAGCGGAAGTCATTATTGCAAAATACTAGAATGCGAATTCTACGCGGTTGGTGAAAATAGCTTTGTGACTTGCGGTATTAAAACTCAGCACGATAACTGGTATCTCGGCGACGATAATTACTATACATTTAAACCAAACACTGGTGCAAATGATTCTGACAGAGTAGAGGGAGACAATTTGGTCATTTATGGTTGCTCGTTCCACGACTTAACGGAAAATGGAGTTGACGGCTTTACGGGAATTTATAAATTAGTGATAGATTCATGTAGTTTTAATAGAATTTCCGATCAGTCGCTTGAGTTAAAATCATTGTGGCAAGTCCCGGAAGAGGGTTCTTCTACGTCAAACGCAAGTAGATATTGTAGAGATATTAAAATTATTAATTGCTTTTTCAATTCTACGAATGATACCGGATATGAAATTTATTTAGTAGCGGAAAATACAATATCTTCTCCTGGTTTTGTTCATCAGAGAGATATTGTAATCAAAGGAAATACATTTACTAGCAATCTGGCAATCCTGCTTAAGCAAACTGACAACGTGGAAATTGCCGATAATATTTTTCATGTCAGAACTGGAACTATAAGCAGTAGATTTACACAAATAACTGGATGTAAAAATATTAATGTACATGACAACATCATGGACTTCTCTGCTAATACGCTTGAGAATAATATTTGTAATATCGTTAATGACGATACGCAAAATGAAGTCATTGCGTATAAAAATAATATCATAAAAGAAAATGGAACGGCAGGGGTAAGGGGAATACAGATAAATAACAGAGTAGACATTGATGGAAATGTATTTGAACAGGTTGATTATGCGTGCATGATTATTAGCGGATTTTTGAAAGCAAAAGGGAATGAATTCTTGCAATGTCGGAATGGCGTGTTCTTTAATGATGCGGCAATAGGATTTGTAAGCGGATGTCATTTCATAGGATGCACAGCGTGCGTAAATGCAAATAATAAGGCATTAACATACTTAGGCGTAGTAGGATGTATCAGCGACAGCGCAATAACGAGCGCAATGGGTTCTGTCGCACAATCAACAATAGACTACAATGCTCGATATACCGCTTAGGGGTATACAAATTTATTCGCTTTAGTGCGCTAAACTATTGTCCTCTGTTCGCGGACGGCGGACGCCGCGGTGTCCGCGGAGCGGACAACCGCTTGGATTTGTTCGCGCGGGGCGGACAATAGGCGGTTAGGCATGACTATCTGAGTAATGAAATTTGTGCATATTGCATAAATAACAGGGGTTATTTTTGTGCTAGATAGACAAATGATTATTTGTCAATTAGCAAAATAGACAAAAATATACCCCTGCTTTTTGTGCATTATTACTAAAGTGTCCGCGGTGGGCGGACAAATTGGGGGAATTGTCCGTGTGGGGCGGACTAGTGGGAACTTT